ATATACCTGTATGTGTATTGTTTCTTAAAACTGTAATTCTATTTAATCTTTTATCTATTTCTAAAATTATTGCGTTTGCAGTTGTACTACCACTCTCTCTTTGTTCTAATAATTCACCTTCTACAAAACCTGTAACATCTTTAACAAAAATATGTCCGCCTGGATAGCATTTAGGAAGAGTGTGATAACCAGCACCACCGTCTGTAATTATGACTTCTCTGATTCTTCCATCGGTAGAATTATAGTTTATAACTCTGCCATCTTCATAAACTATTCTGTAGTATTCTATAACAATCTCAATTACATCACCAGCACTACATGGTTCTGTGAATACTACTCTATCGTTTTTATGTGAATAGTCATGAATTGTATGTGAAGTATTAGCCTTTCTTTCTATACCATTCTTAAATACTGTGATTGAGTTATCATTAAAGAAAAGACTCTTTCCATGAATGTCATCACCATTGAAAAGTGTTTGATTTGCAGCTGCAATGTATTCATACTGACCGAATGTCTCATGGTTTTCTTGAATGACCTCGTCACCTACTGAACCTAGAATACCAGCTGCACCCGAACCACCAGTGGCAAAGTTATCAAAGACAACCATCTCTCCACCTTCATAATTGGTTCCACCAGTTTCAATAAATATTTTTTGAACACCACCTAAAGATAATCCACTTATCGTGGATACTGCTTCTATAGTGTTGGAGTTGTCTTTTGCACCAGTAAAATTAATTCTATCAGCAAAACTGTACATAGAACCAGCATTACCACCTTCGAGTAGAACACCACCACCATCTTCAAATAGTAGGTCGAACTCTACAGCTTCTTGTAGTATATTTCCACCTATTCCTGCTTCTGCATTTACACCACCAACATTATTGGCTGCATTACCCGATTCTAATCCTGCTTTATCACCAGCCTCGGTTAGTATCATACCATCTTCTGAATCTACACTAACATAAGTTGCCGATGCATCGTGGTTTATAGAATGCACTAGACCTTGAATAGTTGCAGTCTCGATGGTTATCCCATCTCTATCAATTAAGTCTACTGTACCATCTTGAGTAAAGGTACCTTTATGATTGTCTGTAATCTCTAATGAATATTCGTCTAGACCTAAATCTGTAACAAAGACTGTTTCAACAACTGATTCAGCGTGAACTTGTATTTTTGAAGAGTCTGTATATTGAACTATCTTATCTGTGGCAACTGGTACACTACCAAGCTTTGTCATCTTTACATTTACTCTTCTCTTCTGAGAGTAATTAGAATCGGATGCAAATATTGTTTCGTTGTAAGGGTAACGCACCTCTGCATCTTGACCATAGACAAGTCTCATTAAAAACTTTAATGAATCTTCTGTACCCTTTTGTTGATATAGGTCTTTGATGTTTTTGATTGTAAGTCTTTTGTTTACTGTAAGACCCAAATCAAAAGATGGTGCTAAATCTGTTTGGAAGTAATTTAAAAAATCTTCCGTTGTATGGTCGATATCAGAATAATCTAATAGTCGATTGTTTGCGAGAATTGTATTCTCTTTATAGGACTTTACTGTGGCTGTTTGCCTTCCTTCTCGTCCAGTAATGGTTTCACCTTTGGCAAAACCTGTTCCCGATATTGTCTTTAGATATAAACAATTCCCAGTAGGTTTATTGTTTATAACTTTAATTTCTGCAACTGTTTTACTATTTGTACCAACAATATACTCGCCTACCTTTAAGGGGTTTGCAACAATCTGATTGTTGTTTGAATCATTAATGTTTTGTTTGTCAACAAAGTTAGAATCAGTTTTTTCAAGTTTTATAAATGAGTTATCTTGGTCGGGTGATGGCGAGACGGTACCAGCTTCCAATAACATGGAACCTGTACCGTCTTCATTTAAAATACCATCTATGTCGCTCTCTACATCGAGAACCAAGATTTCTGCTTCTAGATATTCAAAGTATGCATTGAGGAAAGCCTCAAACATCGGAGATTCATTTTTCAAGTACTCGGGAAGTAATGAAGGAAGTCTCTGACTTAACTTATCTATAGTATAATCTTGGTGGGACATATTTTTAGTTTAACCTTAAGTTAAAGTTGTACCAGTATTTGCAACGACAAACCACTTAGTACCGTTCCACATTAACACGATTGCTTCACCACGAGTGTCCAATTTAATTTGACCACTTGCAGTGCCTGAGTAACCCCAGTTGTCTACATTAATGATAGCTTTATGAGTTGAAGCTGGTTCGGTTGAAGCAAGGATAATTTTTAACTGACCTACGTCTGTTCCGTTATCCAAAGTAAAGGTAATATCACCACCAAATCCAGTACCATCAATAAACGTTGCAAAAGTTGATGCAAGGTTTGATGCTGATGCTGTCAATGTAGCGATATCATCTACTGCTAAGTGAGTTGGAATGTTTTCAAACATCTGACCAATGGTCATCTTTTTGTTTACAGGAGTTCCGCCTGGGTTGTCTACAATGTGCAATAAATCATCAGCACCGATTTCTGAATCGGCAACTGCTGTTAATGCTGTTATCTTCTTATCTGCCATTTTTATTTCTCCTAAAATTGACTAATTTAATTAAAACCCCTTTCGAGGAATGCTACTCTAAGCACTGAACCTACAGTCTTAGACCACTCTATGCATAATTAATATGACGAGGTTGATGTTGATGAATAACCAACTCCAGCACTCGACTCACCACTTGCAATGGTGTCTACTTCACCTGTTACCTTAACATCTAGAGGGTCAATGTCAACTAAGTTACCTAAGTTTGCGACCACATCATTACCTGCTGGGATAACTGTGAAATCAATCGTTGAATCAGTATTACTTGTTGAAGTAATATTGATGGCATTGATTGTTATTTTCCCATTTGTATAATCCACTATACCAGCTGTATTATCCAAATAAACTCTTGCACCACTTGATAAGTAGTACCTTCTTAGAATACCGTTACCATCATCATCGAAATAATGAATGTTAACTGCGTCCCCTTGAGTATAGAAACCTGTTGTTTGGGTGATACCACCACCCGCTGCATTATACCCAATGTTTGGATTATAAAATGCATTACCAAAAGAACTTGTATAACCTGTTTCTTGACCAGTCTTTATAGTAGTTCTTTTTCTTAATCTGATATTACATGTATTAGATAGAATTGTACTATCTGTTTCATCGACTGCCTTAACAAGATTTGAATGTCTGAATACTGCATCAAAGTTTGCAAGGTTAGTATTATCAAATGTATTGATTGCACTTGTAACTAATGTCACCAATTCTCCATTAGAGTATTGTGTTGCATTCTCATTGTATTTGAATATACATGTAATTAAAATTTTAACTATGTCTGCATCTACGATGGTAGGTCTTACCGTCATCATATTCAATGCATTTAGTTTTGTTTGTACTGAAGCCTTTTCTGTATCTGATAGATAGTCTGAGTTCTTAGGTTTTAGTGCAATGAACACCTTTCCATATTCAGGCGGGTCATTGTCTTCACCACCCCATACTGCAACTGCATCTGCGTTCGGGTAATACTCACTGACCTTTGCTTTGTAGTCATTCAGTGTTACCAGTCTGTTCTGAGATGTATAGAACTTTGTTGCTTTAAATTTGATTGAGTCTATAGATTCTTTCTCTGCACCACCTGTGGATGCAATAACTCTTGTAGTTCTTATGTCTGAGAATCCGTTGATACTTCCCACCATTGCGAATTGATTAGCCCCATCTGCATGATTTTCATCTACCACAATATAAGTTACTGCAATTGAATCACCGTCTTTAAGAGCTGCACCAAGAACACCATCACCAAAATACAATTCAACAAATCCCTCTTCATTTTCTTGAGTATAATATACTTTAGAGCTTGTAGTAATTGCAGAAATGTTTGTTGACAATGCATATGTGCTTGTAGTACCATTTGATGTAACTGTAACAGATACCTTAGATTTGTCAACCCTTGAATTTGATAGTACGAATTTTGGATTTGCAACTTGACTATCAAAAATGTATATGTCTGTTGCATAAGTTCCTTGTACAAGGTTTACGTCCGTGTAATTGTAAGTAGTTCCATTCTGACTAGGTCTTACTGTTGATGTCACTACATAATTAAAATTAGTTCCATCATATACTGTCTGAAATACTGTTCCTCTCAACAATTGCATTTCTGCTGTTGTAGGAGATGTTCCATTTGCATTAATTACATTAGAACATGCAACATCAATTGTTGCTTCAGAAGCTGATTCAGACGCTGGAATGAATCCTAAATCCTTTGCACGAGATACTACATTCTTTCTCATTTGTGCAGAGTCTAGGAATAATTCCGAAGCTGCTATGTTTGTATTGATTGCACCAATGTGTGATGAGTATGCAAGAAGGTCAATCAAGACCGACATATTTGACCCTTCAAAATCATAATCTTTAAATTGGTTTTGACCCTTTAAATAATTTTTTAGATTTTCTGCAATCGAATCAAAGTCTAAATCTGTGACGTTTATTTGTGAACTATTTGTTGCCATCTTATCTTGCCCTCGTTACGGTGAACGTTAAATCTTGATTTTTTACACCGTCGGTTATGTTATAAAAGACAGTTACTTCCATCTCGTTTCTTTCTACTTCACCAAATAAAACTGTTACATTTTTGACTCTTGGTTCGAAAGTCTCTATTACTTCTTTCATAGTAGACTTCATTCTATTTACTTTTCTATCGGTGTCTAATTCGAATAACAGGTTTCTGATAGACCCACCAAAGTTTGGTTTGAAAGGTCTTTCATATTTGTTGGTAAGAACTATATTTCTTACTGCTCTACGAATTGCATCTGTATCTGTTTTGGTTGTAATGTCGCCAGTAACAGGATGTGGTTTCAACGCAATATCCATATCAGAATAGAGATTTTTTGTTGCAACTGTTTTTCCGTTATTTATTAGTGTCTTTGCCATGTATCTATTTATACTCGCTTACTTATTACTAACTTGGTTTAACGGAACTATATGTTCCCGAACTAGAACCACCACTCACAGTTGTTTTATGTGTATGAGATGAAAGCTTAGGTTTATTACCTTTCTTAGTTTGTATCTCGCCATCTGCAACAATACCTTTCTTATTTGTTTGTTCTCCAGTGATATGAACTGTTCCATCGACTGTTAAGTTTGTAGTCATTGTTGTTGCTGGTGAAGTGAGTGTTGTGTTACCCACTACGTCTGCGTTTAGTGTTCCACCAATCTGTGCATCTACGTTACCTTCGGTCACATCTAGATTGACATTACCTTTTGATACTGTTGTAAGAACATTTCCTTCTGACACTGTCGTTGTCATGTCTCCCTTCAATATGTTTGTTGTTACATTTCCTGTATTCACATTGATAGTTACGTTACCTTTCTCTACGGTTATGTCTGCATTACCAGCGATGTAAATCTTGTCATCCTTACATACTACTTGATAGTGGTCATTAACTATTCTAGAAACTTCTGAACCATCGGGATGTATCTCATGAAACGTTCCCGACCTATGGTGTAAATTGATTCTTTCTTTAGTTGGGGTATCATCTATTTCTATTAAATGACCCGACTCTGTTTGAGTAACTTTATTATATGGATAGACTGGTTCCTCTGCACTGTCTAGGAATCCCTCTAGATTGTCTGATAATTTATGGTCATATAAAGTTCCAGTTTTTAGTGTTCCTCTTGCAAAGGTTGACAAATCGGATTGGTCGGTGTATAATGGATAGAAGGGTAAATCACTTTCAGTAAGTTCTGTCTCTGTAATCTTAGAACCAGTTGCATCATACATGACTGTAATTTCTTTTGGTGTTTTTGGTGCAGTATCTAATGCAGTTGTTATTCCGAATCCTCGTCTAACATCTTGTTTTGGATTAGGCCCATCGGGGGTGTCTTTATAATCTTCAACGGTTAATTTTCTTGGGTCATTGAAACCTCTTTCAACTGACCTAGTAACCTGTTCATCGGTCACAGTTTCCTTATAACCTTTTTGTGGGATACCTGCTGATGTTCCAAGAATGATAGGGTCTTGTTTTAAATCACCATCTCTGTAATGTCCAAATACTGTACAACCTTCTATAAGTCCATGTTGAGTTCCTATACCCGAGAGTCCAGCTGCAGTTGTAGGTAGAATTACTTGACACCAAGGTAAGTCGGGTGTTGCAATCCATTGTTTATTATCAGTGTGGATTCCATGTATACGTACACGTACTCGACCTATCTTTAAAGGGTCTTGTCTATCTTCAACTATACCATAAAAGTAATCCATTATGTTGTCTCCTTGGGTGGTTTCTCACTATCTGCTAAACCTGGCGCATCCACAATCTTCATTGTGTAACTTTCTTTTGCACACTCTAAATGCATATGCCCTGTTGCAGAAGTTATTTCCATGTTACAACTAAGGTCGGTTATTAGATATCTATCATCATTCAATGTATCACTAACATTACCATCTATTGTTTCTGCACTTGGAATGTTTAGTTTAATAACTGTCCCTACTGAGATGTCTGTTCTTAATGGTATCGTTACAACTATTCTTTGTTGTGATAAAATTTCTAGTAAAGCTCTTCTTTCTAGTCTTGCATTATCTTTGGTTTTACTTCCACTAAAAATTTCATTGGTTGAAATATCATCTGCATTATCAAATGAATGATTTGACGTATAACCATATTCCACTCTAGTGTCAAATTGTTTATTCATTGCAATGTCTACATCAAGTTCAATTATACTTGGTGCTTCTCTCTCATCTATCTGATTGTTAGCAGATAACATAATTTCTTCGTCATCTGTTATTATCAATGGAAAGCCTGAGACATGCTTTTGACCTTTAGACATTGATTCTTGGTAATCATAAACAATATCTTCTTCTAGTTTTCTAACTGGGTCATATATTTTCATGGATGAACCGTATGCACCACCAATCAATCCAGCAAGTGTGTCAAACTCTTGAGGTTTATAGTAACTTAGTATAACACTATTAAGACCGCCCGGCGCATTCAAATCGACTTTGTCTGTGTCTAAATCACTCTGAGTTGGTTTGTAGGTAAACTCCATTGGGAATTCTCTTTGCATCATTCCTTCTACTGAACCAAATCTAAATCCACCATTAAGAGTCTGATAGAAGAACATTGAGTTTTTCCATCCTTCACTTACTTCTGAGTTTGCAGTGTTGATAATGTAATCCATAAATCTATTCACTGACCAATTAGGACAAATGAATTGATGGTTTGCTGTTTCAGTACTTTCCCATAAATCAAATTCTTCGGGTTGGAAGTTTGCTTCGTCTAATAACGCATCCTGTAACATTTGACCTCTAGAACCTCTGAAAACTCTACTAAGTCTTTTCTTTTGAACATAGAACTGTCTAGGGTCAACAAACTTTAATACATAAGACATAGTAGACTCTTTAGGTCTTTGAGTGTTTTCTACTTTGTATATTCTAAAAGTCTTATCAATAGTAAACTCTTTGTCAGCTTCTTCATCAAATCCTTCTTTTTGTTTTATAGATATACGAATAAACTCTTGTCCAGTAAAACGATAATTTTTAAGTAACCCCAATCCATCGATGAATGATGCTTGACCCGAACAGAATTTGGTAAAGATTGATTCGTATAAAGTTATACCAATGCATACACTATCAACCACGACTGTCTCACCATGTTGGTTTATAATTGTAAGTGCTTCGATGGAAAATCCACCTGCGATAAAATTGCCTTCGGCCATTATGAACTCATTATTCTATCAAACTCTTGTACTACTTTTCTTATGTACGTTGGTCTAATAATTTTTATTAATCTTTTTTCATCATTTCTATCAAACTCATCTTGCCATAGTGATACTGAAGTGTATCCATTTTCAAAATAGTTTTTTCTTAATCCGTTATTATCTTTATAATATGCAATTCCATCTATTTGATTAATTGCATTCAAAACTGTGGCGGACTTTCTAGAGATGTCACCAGTAATAGTATCATTGCCCTCAAAATCTAGTGTACCTTCTACTCCGATTCTATTATATGTAGGTTGCACTTTAATGACGTGTCCTTTGTTACCATCATTAGATGTAATTTGTTCACCCAATAGAAACTTCGAGGTTTGGTCTATCATATCAGAAGTATTACTGAAAATTAACCATTGGCCTGGATATTTTTGTTTTAAATATGTTTCAAATGTTTGTGTGTCTTTATGCCAGTCAAAATACGATTCCATTTGATTGACTAATAATAAAGTCCAATGTAGGTCACCGTTACCATAAATCTTACTTGCAACGATATCGGGTCTTTCACCATCTTCTAATTCATAGTACTCATAATCAACAATACTATTAATTGCATTTTGTTCTATTGTAGACTTTCTAAAGAAGTCTTTAATTGTAATCCATTTACCATTTGGTAATTTGTAATTGGTTGTAGGAAA